GCCGTGGAGTGTGACGAGGGATAAATCCATAGCCGGAGGCCACTGTGTCCTGGTGGTGGGGTATGACGCCAATGGATATCAGTTGTTCACTTGGGGCAAGCTGTGGCACATGAGCTACGCTTTCTGGCGGGCTTTCGGCGAGGAGGCCTGGGCTCCGGTCAGCACGTACTGGGTGGACAAGGTGACTGGGAAGGACCCGGTAGGTGCCAACCTAGTGACGCTTGGCGATGAGTTCCAGTCCATCACCGGGCAGAATCCCTTTCTCTCTCCCGCACCCGCCCCGGCATCATCTCTGCCGCCTTCCGTACCAGCGCCTGTTTCACTGGCTCCGTCATCTACGCCCGCATCAGGGATTGTGAGTATCTTTGCAGGGCTGCGCAAGCTTTTTCACTGGCCTCTTTTCCGATCGTTAGATGCGGAGTTGGGTGAGTTGGCGGTGCTAAATTAGTGAGCATCATAGCAGATTCATCCAGTCTCTCAGTATCTGATCTGTCAGCTATTGTTGCAATTTTCCTGTTTGCTGCCGGCATTATCGGCGGCGTTGTTACCTACTTGATCCGGCGGCGCGGGACAACAGGTACTATTGATACGAGTGATGCCGAGTCATTGTGGAAGCAGACACAAGCTATGCACGCTCAGATTACAGCTGAGCGCGACAAGGCCATAGAGCAGCGCGACCGCCTCATGACAGCCCAGTCTGACCAGGTTATCCCTATCTTGTCGGCGCTGCTATCTGCGGTTCAGCAACTGAAGGCTGTTCTTGATCAGCGCGACCCGTTGTTCTCGAAGATACAGGTTACGCTAAATGAACTTGATCAGCGTAATCTGGATGCAGCTCCGGCTATTAAGCAGGTGGCCGAGATATCAAGGCTGCTAGTTTCTTATGGTGTGCATATTGACCGGACAGCGGAGCTGGTGGAGTTGCTCGCTAGTAGATATGGGGTGACTAATGTCACGAGACAGTGAGGTGGCTGCCATGGTTAGGCAGGCAAAGGAGTCAGCGGAAAAGCTGCTGGCGGCCATTAACGAGATGGGAATCGTTATTGAGCGGCAGCGCCTTAGGAAGGAAGAAGAGGCCGGTGATAGAGGGAGATAGCCGGGATCGCCCGGAGAGGCAAGAGCCTGTGGAGAGAGCTGCCGCGCTGGCAGCTTCCCTGGCTAAGACAGTCAACTCTATCGCGGACCGTCTTAATGCGCTGGCCACCTATGGCAGGCGTAACAGGACCATCATCATCGGCCTGACTGTGTCTGTGCTGCTGGATGTTAGTCTGTCAGTGTTTACTATTTTTCTGGCTATCGGCCTGGCTCATGCTAACAGTAAGAATGAGACGATTCACCAGTCTCAATTGACAGCCTGCGCCAATCAGAATAAGTCCCGGGCTCTTCAGGTTCAGGTATGGAATCATTTGCTTGGCTTGAGCAGCACTAATAAAGAAACTCCAGCAGAGAAGGAGCAGACGGCTTCGTTCAAGTCTTATATCAGCGGAGTTTATTCTCCTTATGACTGTGCGAAATTGTACAGCCTTGGAGGTTGATAATGTCTTCGGATGAGAAGGACAGGCAGATTGACAGTCTCATCCATCAAGCTGAGCAACTGGTGGCCAGCCTTAGTGCTACTGTCTCTGATATGAAGAAGATCCTAACTTCTGCGACGGCAGACATTCAGGATCAAAAAGATGCTGCCATACGTGATATCAAGGAGGCTAAAAATGGTGTCATCAACGGCAGTTGATAAGGCAGTAGTTTAGGCCAGTAGTGCGGCGTTCTAGTGATTGTGAAAATACTCCGGAACAGGAGGGAAACGATGCCTGATAACGATGAAGTAGTTAAGACAGCTGATGTTCTGGCACGGGAGACGGCGGAGAAGGCAAAGATCCTGGCTGAAGAAGCAGCTGCGCGAGCTACTGCTCTGGCTGAAGCTTTGAGTGGCACCCTTAATCAGGTGTCAGCTAGCCTTAAAGATCTTCAGGAGACAAAAGCTAATAAGAGGACGATTGTTCTGCTTGTTATCTCTATTATCCTGGATATTACTCTGTCTGTTGTGGCGATCTTCCTTGTCATTGGCCAGCTAAATCAGGCTAATCAGGTGAAGCAGACTAATGTGTCACAGTGCCTTGAAAATAATACAGGCAGGGCTCAGGATCTTACTCTCTGGAACACACTTCTCTATGATCTGGACCCTCCAGGAACGAAATTGTCACCAAAATTGGCCGCTGAGTTGTCAGTTGCCATAAAAACCCTGCACACGCTTGCTAACGCTAAGGATGCTCCACGTGACTGTGTCAAGATTTATGCTATTGGCAGCTAGCATGCGCTCTTGGCTTCTGGCTATCATCGCCGGCCTTGTGTTTGCCGGGGAGGTAGCCAACTACTACCTGGGCACGCGTACAGTTGTTCCTACTACAGGTGAAGGCGTCATTATTCTGGTGACTGCTGTCGTCTTTATGGTGTTCGGAGTGTCTCTCTGGCACCGGGCGGAGCTAGGCTGGTGGCTCATCTCCTTGAGTTTCTTCTGGTTCGCTGCCGGGGCAGTAGTTAATTACGCATACCTTAGGATAGATGGGTCGTTCCCTTTTCCCGGGCCAGCTGATGCACTGTTTCTCTTGATCTATCCGACAGCTATTGCTGCGTTTATTGTTTTCTTGCACGAATCTAATCTGACGGTGTCAGTATGGGATGTGCTTGCTTCGGTTGTTGTTACTGCGGCTGTAGCTGCATCATTGCTTTACCCGTTTATTATCTCTCCGTCATCTGAGTTGCATGTTTCTGTATTCACCAGGGCTGTTACTATTGCTTACCCGATAGCTGATGCGCTGCTGTTTTGCATGTTGCTAGTTCTGCTGTTGTCGTTGTATCTGGCTGGTGCGGCACCAGTGAAGTACTGGCTTGTGCTGGCAGGCACTATGGGAGTGCTGATCTCAGATTCTGTGTCCGCTTACCAGAGTCTCAATTGGGCCTGGTATCAGCCTAGTGCTGGCGATTTGGGATGGTTTGTGTGGGCCGCTTGCTGGGCGTTGGCTGTGCTCGTGCCACGTGGTACAGTACTCAGTCATGAACCTTCCCTACGTGCCCGTCCTTGAGGACCCGGCGGCCGAGCATCAGATCAGGCTGTCGTTCACGGGGCATGAGATCGCAGTGTCGTGTAACTGCAGGCGTCATAAGCTCCCGATCGAGACACGCCCTGTCTTCCCTGCGCCTGAGGCGCTGAGGGTCTGGTGTGAGTATCATAGTATCGTCGGGCTGTGACAGGCTGAAGTTGCAGCAGTAGAGCCATCTTACGATCCAGCGTGAGGCGACCTCTGGCTGGAGTGATGCGGGGTAGTCTGAAGGTATGAGGAAGCTCGCTGTTCTGGTAGTAGTCGTTGTGCTAGTTCTGGCTGTTATTGCGCTTGCTGCCGCTCTTGCGTTTGGCAGCACGGTGACCAAGACGGTGCCCGGTCCTACGGTGACCAAGACGGTATCTGGCCCTGTAGTGACGAAGATTGTGCCCGGCCCTACGGTCACCAAGATCAGGACAGTCCCCGGCCCTACGGTCACTAAGATCAGGACAGTCCCCGGCCCTACGGTCACCAAGATCAGGACAGTGGTCAGGACGAAGATCGTGTTTGTGCCTGAAGATGACTGGTGACATGCTAGTCTCGTTAACACCGGCAGCCCGGAATCTGCTCCCCGAGTCTGCTAGGCGAAGCGCCCCCGGGTTTACGCTCCGTTCCCCGGGGGCGCTTCTTGTGTGTAGCCTGTAGGTGTGAAGAAGATAGTAGGTTCAGTTGTCCTTCTTGCCGCTGTTACGGCTTGCGGCACGACGACTATGACTGTGACTGCCCCGGCTCCTGTCTCGTCAGGTACTAAGGCCAAGATTGTACGGCCTCCGGAGACAGCATCTCCTTCGCCGCATGTTACGTCTTCTCGGCTGGCAACCAGGACTGCCTCTCCGTCTTCTCAGCCGGCAACCAAGATTACTTCACCGTCCCCCCCGGTAGTGGTACCTGAGTGCAGCACGATTGGCTTGACAGCAGGCATTGACATCGGCAATGGCACGGCAGGGAGTATTTACTATACCTTGACGTTTACTAATAACACAGGAATACCGTGTTTCATGCAGGGGTTCCCGGGTGTGATCGCAGCGAACGCTGCTGGGTATGTCGGGGATTCAGCTGTGCGTACTGGGCCTGCCGGCACGAGGATCACATTGCCTCCGGCTAGTGATGTGACTGCCACTCTCCGATATGTTGAGGCAGCCACAACCACTCCCGGCTGTGACATAGTGACGGCTACTACGTTGAGTATCATCCCTCCTGACCAGGCCCTCCCTCTCACTGTTCCGTTTATTAATCAAGTGTGCGGAAACTCTTCTGTTCCTATTCTGTTTATCTCCTCTGTGGAAGGTTGATAATGCGCACCAGTGTGAAAGTTGCCACGGCCCTGGCTGGAGCGGTCGCCCTTGCTGCGCTGGCTGCCCTTCCGGCCAGTGCGGATACTTCTTCGGGGACGTTTGTTATTTCTGACACCACTCTGATGGGGTGCCATGCACTTGGCACGCTGGACGGAGATGGATCTGTCATTGTGGCCGGCGGGTGCGCTGTGCTTCCTGACTCCGCTCCAGGTGGCGGCATTCAAGTTTTTACCGGTGGTACGTGGACCGGGAACCAGACGTCCGGTGCGACCATCTGCTTCACATTCCGCACGGTCAGCGGGCCGCAGTACCCTACTCCGTTCTGTGTCGGGCCGCTTCCTGTCAACACCGGGCCTGAGGTGATTCCTGACCCAGGGGGAGGCACAGGCACTACTTTTATTGACGTCACGCTGCACTCATGATGTTGGCTGGGCGTTGTTTTTCCTGCTGATGGTGGTATGGTTACCGATAAGGATGTCTGAACAGCAGAGGCCTGGAGCCCAAATAAGCTAGTCCGAAGTAGCTTTCGGAGGAGTGGAGATTTGGGTAATGACGTACCAGCAAGCCTTTGAGGGGTTCTCCCTCAGTCATGCGGCTGTTCTCGATGCTTATAACCCTGCGGCTGGGGCTGCTGCTACTGGTAATGGCGGCGCAGGCCAGACTGTTGTTGGCGCTGGGGCTGGCATTGAGTCGCAGACTCTTTACGGTGTGCGCAACGGTACGCTGGCCACGGACTCGGGTAACTTCGAGAACACTGGGGATGACTTCGTTCTCAGTGAGTGGTTCTGGTTTAACTTTGCCAACCTCACCATTGAGTCTGGCTTCATTACGTTCCCGACCCTGGCGCAGATTACCGGACAGCAGGTTGTGTCTTCCGGTGGCAACAGTTCTAGCGCTTACTACGGCATGCCGCTGTGGGTGTGGTCGTCTCTTAACCAGATCACCCGGCCGGTGGCGATGCGGGTTCCGTCACGTGACTCTGGCGGCACCGTCCGGACGCTGGACTTCATTCTTTACCGGGTGCAGTTCCAGCCGTTCAACTTCACCGGTCCTTCTTACAAGAACGGTCTTACTGTCTCGCTCGCAGGGCGTGCCCTGATGAGTCAGTATGACGAGCAGGGCAACGCACTTCCGTCCAGCTACCCAAGGTCGCTTGGCCGCCTGATTAACTCTCCTGGATCGCTGACTGGTACGTTCGCCCCAGAGCCGGTCTTCCCGGCACAGGGTACCTACGCGGGTGGCCGCTTCTAGTCGTATCCTTCTACCAGGCCCTTGCCAGCAGACTCCCCCCTAGTCTGCTGGCAAGGGTTTTATGGTATGGTGTGTGACATCATTGCCTACCGCTTCTTTTGGAGCACAAGGCTTTGAGCAGAAACCCAGGCACTCGCCCGCCTGGGTTTTTGTTTCCGATATCTTCGTGTGAGATTCCCCCTGGAGCCCACGGAGGCCTGATGGATGACACTGAGCTGGTCGAGTCCCTGCGCGAGGACGATGTTCGCGAGGAGAATGACATCGATCGGATTGACCCGGTGCCGGAAACCCTTGAACTTAAGTGCGGCATTGAGGTGCATCTTCTTCCCTTGCGGACACGCCAGCTGTTTAAGCTGCTGCGGGTTATTACGCACGGGGCAGGCCAGGCGCTTATGCAGTCTGGCCTGGATTTCCAGGAGGACCCTGCGGTCTTTCTGCAGAAGCTAGTCGGCCTGGTTCTGTTCTCTATTCCTGACGCTGAGCAGGAGACTATCGATTTTCTTCAGGCTATGGTGGAGCCAACTAATCTGGTAGACAAGCAGCCTCGTGACATGAATACCAAAGAGCGTGATCATAATGTCGAGCTGTGGACGAAGCTTAACACTGAGCTGTGGAACCCTGACCCTGGCGACACCATCGATATCATCGAGGCTGTGGTGCGGCGCGAGGCTTCTGACTTGCAGGCCCTGGGAAAACGAATCAGGCAGTTCCTGGAGATCGCCAGCAAGACGGGCCAGCTGAAGGCCCAGTCCAACGGCGGCGGCAAGGCCCTCCAGGATCTGAAATTGCCGGACAGTTCGCCAGAGCCTTCGATCTCATCTCCAGCGAGTACGGCTGGACGGACACGCAAATCCTCGACCTCACCTTCCGCCGCTTCCGGCACATCGTCGCCGCGATCGGCGCGCGCAAGTACGAAGAAGAGTGTGCCCGGCGCGGCCTTATTGAATGGCAGACTAAGACTCTTGCCGTATTTGTCAGTGCCGGGGCTATGGTGGAGCCCGTCAACGGCAAGAATCCTCTTGTTCAGTCAGCCGCTAAGATTCATCTTCCTGTTCCTTATGAGGAAGATGATGATGCGGAATATGAGGACAGCGAAGACTGGGATACTGAGGAATGGGATGACGTGGACGAGCCGGCACGTGAGCCGTTGAGTGAGGATGAGCAGTTCAACGGCGTTAACAGAACTCCTCCTGACCCGGAGAAGCTGGAGAGGCTGCATAAGAAGCGCAAGCGCCCGCCAATGCCCAAGGTGCCTGACCCGGATCGTGTTCCGGTCTTCGAGCCGCCGTTTGAGGTACTGCCAGACGGCACGGTGACAGGACCGAAGCTGGGTGACGGTTCTACTGTGCTGCCAACAGGATTTGACCCGCCGCGCGGCTCAGCGGAGGGGCTGGCTCAGATGATCTACGCGAAGCCACCGCAGAAGCACGGAGGTACGGCATGAACGGCCATATGCCCCGCGTTACCAGCACTGGCAGGATCGTTCACAGGAAGGTGATCGTCCATCATCCAGTGGACTCCTCTTACCAGCGGTTCAACAAGAAGGTAGCGCTTGGCATTACGAAGTACGTCGGCAGTATGACCTGCTTCTGGGTTTTCTGCTGCCTGTCCCTGCTGTCCCTGCCTGCGGTGCTGTCAGGGTTCTCAGTGTTCCACAGTACGTTCCCGGCCGTGATCATCAAGGTTTCTGTTATCTCCCTGGTTGCCTGGGTGGCCCAGACTTTCATCCAGCTGGTGCTCCTGCCAGCTCTCATGGTCGGCCAGAACCTGCAGAACGAGGCTTCGGACACGAGAGCACAGAAGACTTTCGAGGATATCGAGCTGATCGTGGACCGGCTGAAGCTGGATACAGCGGGGGGCATCCGGGATCTGTACGAGAAACTACACGCGGAGATAGCGGCCCTGGGTTCCAGAAGGCGGTAGTCTGGTGCTGACCTGGAAGGAGGTCAGCACCAGATGCCTAATATTATCCATAACCTGGCTGCACTTTTGAACAAGGACACCAGCAGTCAGGTGTCCGAGGGGGCCGTTCTTCAGTTCAACGCCGGATACCAGGTCCGGTTGCTCAGCACCCTCCCTGATGCGGAAGGCATGGTTACCGTGCAGGGGTTCCCCCAGCGGGTGAAACCGGAATCTGTCGGACTGTACTTTCGTCCCGCCTCGGTTTCCATGGAGCTTACCGAAGTCGAGGCTGCCCCCATTATTGACTATTACCAGCGCCAGGCGTCTGGGGAGTCGCCGGGTTTTCCTCAGCCGGTGGGGTCGCTCCCGCCCCCCGGCAACCCTCCCCCGTCCTCCAGTATGCCGCCCCAGTCTCAGTCTCCGTCAGCGACGTTCCAACCCGTCCAGAACCCATAGTCCCCGGGTTCACTCCGGAGTCTGTTCAGGTTCCTGTCAATCCTCTGAAGGTAAAGCACCGAAAGGTCAAGCGCCGTTGGCGGTTTGTCTTCATAGGAATTGTCTTGTTCGTTGTCCTGCTGGGGTCGGTGATGATCGGGATGCATGGCTTCTCGTTCTTCAGCACTTCCAAT